GATGCATCGGATGTCGTGGGACTTCCCGGAATCCATGTCGAAGCAAAGCACCAGGAACGGATGCAGCTTTACGACTGGATGGACCAGGCAAAGCGCGATGCAAAGGCTGGAGGTGTAGAAATGCTTCCGGCAGTGTTCAGTAAAAAGAATAATCACAGCATACTGGTCACGATGGAACTTGATGACTGGATGCAAATATACAGAGAGTTTCAAGCAGGTATGGAACTAAAGGAGCGTGTAGAAGATGGCGAATAAAAGAATGTTTAATATAAAAATCGTTGATTCAGATGCTTTTTTAGATATGCCTTTATCTACGCAGTGCCTATATTTCCATCTTAACATGAGAGCGGATGACGATGGATTTATCGGAAATCCCAAGAAGATTATGCGCATGGTAGGATGTAGTGAAGATGATCTGAAACTGCTGATTGCAAAGCGGTTTGTCCTTACTTTTGAAAATGGCGTAATCGTCATAAAGCACTGGAAAATGCATAACTGCATCCAAACTGATCGGTACACACCCACAGTATATATCGACGAAAAGAACATGCTTTTTATTAAGCAAAATAAGTCTTATACACTGGATGAAGAGAAGAAATATATTCCAGTTTCCAAAACGGAAACAAAGCGGAATCAGAATGGAAACAAAATGGAAACAAATCGTATACAGTCTGTTTCCACAGATATAGATATAGATAAAGATATAGATTTAGATAAAAGTATATATATAGGGGCGTTCGCCAGCGAAAAAGTAAAAGATGCTTTTTCTTTGTATGTTTTATGCAGAGAGAAGAATGGAGATAAACTTGACCATAATCAGATTAAGCTATTGGAAGATGGATTAAAAGAATTATCTACGGATCCAGAAGAGCAGCTGTCAATCATTCAGAAAGCGACCGTGAGTAACTGGAAGAGTTTTTATCCGGTAACGAAGAAGCCGGAGAAGAAAGCGACTAGGAAAAGCAGTAAGAAAAATGCATTTAATAACTTTGAAGGACGGTCTTATGACAGCAAAGAAATCGATGCAATAGAGGGGAGGCTGTTAAGTAAATGAAAATAGACAAATCCTTTAAGAATGGCAGCATGTCATATTTTATCCATAACCGTTCGAAGAAGAAAAGAAAGAAGAAGGTGAGGGGCAAATGATATTCATGACAACAAACCGTACTGTTGTCCTTAGAGATGAGGACGGCAGTCGCCAACGGTGCAGATGTGGTTGCGAGAGATTTAAGAGAGTCACTAATGCAGGCAGAAGGTATAAGTGTGCAAGGTGTGGGAGGGTGTATTTTGTTAGGGAGAAGAAATAGAACTTTGGAAGATCATACATGGTGGGAAGAGCCGTGCAGTTCCTTTCGGGACGAGGTAGATAAGAGAATGGATAGAATTAAGAAAGTAACGAAGAAAAGCTATAAAGGTTGTGAAACTTGCAGATGGCAGCAGTTAAATGGCGGCACTTGCAAAGGCGGTAAAGCAAGATGCGGGCAATTTGTAGCGGAGAAGGAATGAGGTGAAGCAGACATGTTAGGCAAATGTAAAGCACCAAACACATGTATATGTAAATATGATTGCTGCTGCATAGAATGTCCGGAACATGATATTTGCAATATGCAGTGCGTAGACGTGGATAAGTACGAGTATTGTGTGGAGTGCCCGGAGTATGAGGAGGTAGAAAATGAACGAGAAGAAAGTTAAAGAAGCGATAGAAGTAATCAAAGGATATAGAAGATTAGATGAATATATGAATAACACAGAAAGATTGCCGTATTGTGACATGGCAATCGAAGCATTGGAAAAGCAGCTACCAAAAGAAATCAAAGCTATTGATCCTGAGCGCAGTGAAGAAATTGGAGATGTTGAATTTTGTTGTCCGAATTGCAACAGTCATTATTTATGTGACATAGCAGATGTGCCAAACTATTGCCCTGAGTGTGGGATAAGATTTGATACATAAAAGGAGAGTGTGAGTGATGAGAGAATTAAAAATGGATAAGATTAATGTAACAATTAGCCTTTATTTTGAAGTTAAGGATTCAGAAATGTTTGGAGGTGTTGGAGAAATCGGTTATACAGAAGTCAATGCGGATTTAGAAGTAGAGGATTTATCAAGTGTAAAATTGAAGGACTTTGCAGAAGATATGATTGCAGGATATGCGGAAATGCTTAAGGTGCCAAAAGAAAATGTGTGCATTATCTCAAGGACGGAATATGCGAAAAACATGGAGGGATAGAGAATGAACATACTAGAGAAGATTTTGGAAGAGATAGAAGAAAAAAGAGAAAGTCTCGTAGATATGTCAGACGACGAGATGGAATTATGTGATGTAGAGGACTGGTATGATGAAGGAGTAAAGGCTGGGAGAATGAAAGCTTATCTTGATGTAGCAGAAACCATCCGTTCCCACATGGATGATATTCCAAATTGCGGAGAATGCAGCAGGAGAAAGTGGTATCAAAAAGGATTTGAGGACGGAAAGAAAGATAACGACTGGATCCCTTACACAAGACAGAATACACCTAAGAAAAAAGGTATATATCTTGTAACGTGTGACGATGAAGAATATCCGGTAAAGAGAATGAGATTTAAAAAAGAGGATGAATATGGTCTTTGGTATGATGATTATGGTATTTATGACGGCGTAATATTAGCATGGCAGCCACTTCCAGAACCATATATCAAGAATCCAAAATAGACACACCTTTAGCGTTATAGGCAGCTTGCAGGAATGTATGTATCATATCACTGGTCATCATCATTCCTTCGGGCAGCTGAAAAGAAAATGGATTGTCTGGGATGGAAAGAAATTCTTGATATAACAGAAAAGTTTCATAAGATTCATATTTTTGATAATCGAACATAGAAATGCCTCCTTAAGATAAAAAAAGAATTGATAAGGCGATTATAACATTTAAGGAGCACATGGTAAAGGAGTAAGAAAAACCAAAACAGCATACTATAAAGTATCATGGGAAAGAACGGAGAGAATAAAATGATAGAAGTAATATTTGCAGTAATGCATCTTATTGGAGTAGGGATGATTCTTTTGGTGACGTTGTTCTTTGGCATACTTGCATGGTCCGCTAGAGACGAAAGGGAGTGAAGAGATGGAGCATAGAAGAAACCGAAGGCAGATGAAGTTAGATCAAGAGCAGCACTATGATGAAATGGAAAGTCATAAAGCACCGGACAATGCCGTGAAAGCATTTAAACGTCCGGCATATCAAGAGTATAGTGTGAAGCAATGTCTGAGAAAATGGGGAGTTGATTTGAGTGGGAAGATTAAGGAGAAAGGGGATTGATGCCGGTGGACAAGCAGATATTGATCGAGTACGCAGATATGAAAGAAGAGATTAAAGACCTTAGAAGACGGATACAAGAGGACAAGAAAGCACTGGATAAGCTAAACAAGACAGTTGTTACAGATTCTGTGACTTGCGGAAAGAAAGGGAAAAAACCACTCCGGACAGTGAAGATACATGGAAAGCCTACGATGGCTATTATCCGAAAGCAGGCTGCTTATGAAAGAAAGATTGCGCAGCTAGAGTTATTGGAGGCTGATCTGCTCGAAAAGCAAACACAAGTGGAGGAATACATACAACAAGTTGAGAAAAGCGAAATCAGAATGATTCTGAGATTTTACTACATTGATGATTTAAACTGGATCCAAGTTGCACATCGGATGAATCGCGCCTTTCCGAAGCGAAAGAAAGTCTATACGGATGATAGTTGCCGCTGTAAACATAACAGATTTTTAGAAAAAATTGAAAAACGACGGTAACGACGGTTTTAAAATGGTAATATGGTATCATACCCGAAAAGGGAAAATGATTATAACACTGTTTCTCGCTAAGGCGCCCCGCTTTTGCAGGGCGTTTTTCATGCCATGAATGGATAGGTAGGTTCGATTCCTGCACATGGATTAGTAGCATATCACGGTAAATATTAAAAATCCGGAATGCCGTGGAAGTGCTACGGTGTGATATCACGAATAGCAGATATCCGCAGATCTGCCGAGTAAACAAGTAGACATGATCTATATTTAGTGTTTCAGTCCTCGAGTGCGGATAGGGGAGAGGGTGTCAATAAAAGGCATCCTACGGGCGTATAGCTCAGTTGGTAGAGCGATGGTCTCCAAAACCATATGTCATCGGTTCAATTCCGATTGCGCCTGTTGTGGACTACTGCGACCTCCTTTCTTTTGGTTACGTTGTTTGGTTTTGCTTATTATGTTATGCAGTAGTCCTAAAAGTTTAGTGCATCCAGAGATGGGTGCTTTTATTATGCTGTAAAGGTGGTGAGCTGAATGGCGAAAGGTAAATATCAAGAATGGCTAGAGCCGGAAGGCTTGCTAAAGATAGAGGGATGGGCGAGAGACGGTCTAACGGATGAGCAGATTGCAAATAACATAGGAATATCGGTATCTTGCTTAAACAACTGGAAAAATAAGTATGTGGAGATTTTGGAGTCCCTAAAAAGAGGAAAAGAGGTCATTGATCGTCAAGTCGAGAATGCTTTGCTGAAACGTGCGCTTGGATATGAGTACACGGAAACGACCAGAGAATACATACCGGAACTTGATGAGATGAAAACTACAAAAAAAGTCACAAAGCAAGTAGCACCGGACACCACAGCTCAGATCTTCTGGCTGAAGAACCGGAAACCTGAGAAGTGGAGAGATAAGCAAGAATACGAAGATAGAACAGCTATTGATAAACTTGACGGAATTTTAAAAGAGTTACGAGACAATGCAGCTAAGTAGTAAGCAGAATGAGTACATTATAAACGCCACGCATAGATGGAATATCAAGTCCGGAGCGGTTCGTTCTGGCAAATCTTATGTAGATACTGCATTTGTCATTCCGTTTAGAATTAGGGAGAGAGCTGGAAAGCCTGGCTTAAATGTTATTTTAGGTGTCTCTAAAGAATCCATTGAAAGAAATGTTTTGCAGCCTATGCGAGAGATTTATACGGACAAGCTAATCGGAACGATTAACAACCGGAATATCGCAAGAGTATGTGGTGAAGATGTCTATTGTCTGGGAGCAGAAAAAATTAGTCAGGTTGCGAAAATCCAGGGGGCTTCCATCAAATATTGTTACGGTGATGAAATTGCAAAATGGAATAAAGAGGTATTCCAGATGTTAAAATCACGTCTGGACAAGCCATATTCTTGCTTTGATGGCTCTTGCAACCCAGAGAATCCTACGCATTGGTTAAAAGAGTTTTTGGATAATGAAGAATTGGATATTTACCTGCAGAGATATACCATCTTCGATAATCCGTTTCTTCCAGAAGAATTTGTGCAGCAGCTCTGTAAGGAATACGAAGGCACGATTTATTATGACCGCCTTATCCTTGGATTGTGGAAACGTGCAGATGGGGCAATCTATAAGAGGTTTGCTGATAATCCAGAAGCATTTCGATGTGAAGTTGCAGATGAGATTTCACCTGATCAAGAATATAAGCAATTCCGAAAAGAGGATATTACATCTATCGAAGTCGGCTTAGACTTTGGCGGAAATCAGTCTGGCCACTCCTTTGTTGCAAGAGGATATACAGATAATTACAGCGATGTAATTGCACTAAAATCCCGCAGAGTCATGGCAAAGGATGAAAATGAGGACATTGACAGTAATCGACTGAATGAGTTATTTTGCGAATTTATCCGGGAAGTAATAGAAGAATATTCGGTGTGCGTGAGAAGCGGAGACTATGTACAATACTGCAATGTGGAATCCGTATACTGGGACAACGCAGAAACAGTCCTTGGTAATTCCATCCGAAACGCCGTAGAAAAAGAATTTCCGTGGATTTCTGTCCGACCTGCGAAGAAAAGACCAATCAACGACAGAATCAGATGCACCGTCAAGCTCATGGGGGCTGGGCGGTTTTTTATTACAAAAGACTGTGAATCATTAAAGACAGCCCTTACGGATGCAGTGTGGAACAAGGAAGTTGTCGGTAAAGATGAACGCCTGGATGATGGCAGCACAGATATTGATAGCCTAGATGCCTTCGAATACACGATTGAGCGGGATATGAAATATCTGATTGAAGAGGTGGAAGATGTTTGATGGATTTAAGAGACTGTGGAAAGGAATAAGGAGAATGTTTGGATATACGACATTAAAACAGATCATCGGCAAGGATATCGCACTATCCAACGACATGATAGATGCAATCAGCAGATGGAGACAGATGTTAAATGGTGATGCAGAATGGATTTCTGATAGCATTGTTTCCCTTGGAATTGAAGATGGAATATGTCGAGAGTTCGCGGACTGCGCGCTTGTGGAAATGGAAACCAGTGTAAGCAATGAACGTCTGGACAAGATCTATCAGAAGAACATCACGAGTCTGAATGAAAACCTGCAGGAAGGGCTTGCGCTTGGGTCATTTGTTTTGAAACCACTGGGAGAATCGGCTGCAGAATTTGTCTCAGCCGACAAGATCATCCCGATCAGTTTTGGGGATGATGGAAAGCCGAATGATATTGCATTTCTGACCGTAAAAAAGGTTGGGGACGCTGATTATTTCACAAGGATTGAACGGCACTATTTCATTGACGGGAATCTGACTATAGAAAACAAGTGCTTCCACTCTCAGACGGCGAATGATATCGGTCTTCCATGCAGCTTAGAAGTAGTGGAAGAGTGGGAAAATATCCTACCTGGACCGATTACATACCCAGGCATGAACCGGATGGACTTTGGATATTATCGCAATCCGATTAAAAACAAGGTGGATGGCTCTGCCTGCGGCGTATCGGTATATGAGTCAGCTTCTGAGTTGATTCGGAAAACGGATACACAGGGAGCAAGACTTGACTGGGAATACGAATCTGGCGAGCGTGCTATCCATGTGGATAATAGAGCACTTAAACAAGATAAGGCAACCGGGAAGTTTGGACTCCCAAAACTCAAAAACAAATTGTATCGAGGGATGAATCTGGATGCCGGAAAAGACCAAGAACTTTTAAAAGAGTACTCCCCAGAAATGAGGGACGAAGCCTTTAAGCGTGGGTTGGAGGAATACAAGCGTGAAATTGAATTTTCCGTAGGACTTGCTTATGGTGACCTGTCAGACGCACAGGAAGTGGCAAAGACAGCCACGGAGATCAAAGCATCGAAGAACCGCAAGTACAACCGAGTGACGGCGATCCAGAACAACCTATATGATTGCTTAGAAGACTTTGTCGCTGGGCTTGCATTCTACAACAGTATGTTTAATTCGGGATATGAGTTCTCTTGTAAATTCAACGACTCTATTCTGACAGATGAGGAAACAGAACGCCAACAGGATAGGCAAGATGTGAGTATGGGAGTTATGTCGCATCTGGAATACCGGATGAAATGGTACAACGAGGATGAAGCTACAGCAAAGAAGATGCTGCCAGAGCAGAATCAAGTTATGGAGTAGGTGATCTGATTGAGAGAAGATTACAAGAAGCAGCTATCCGGTCAGATTGAGAAATATTTCTCTGATTTGGAAATGCGGATCATGGAAGATATTGTTCGCAGGATAAGGAAAACCGGTAAAATCACAAGTACAGCAGACTGGCAGATTAATAGGCTTAGTATTTTAGGATATTCTTCCGAAGACATCGAAAATATGCTGAAAGAGGCTCTGAATAAGTCTTATCCGGAGATGTTTGAACTATATGACAAGGTAATCGAATGGGAATACGTCCGCAACAAAGATATATACGAGCAGATCAATGCAGAATTTATCCCTTACGAAGAGAATGAAGAGTTACAGCAAATCGCAGAAGCGCTGATACAGCAGAGTGGAAATGAGTTGCAGGACATTACCAAATCACTTGGATTTTATTTGGATTATGGAACTGGTAAGCCAGTGTTAACTCCATTAGCCGAAGTCTATCAGAAGTATTTAGATGCCGCCTGCTTAGATATTGTAACAGGTGTATTTGATTACAACAGTGTTTTGCGTAGAGTAGTCACGCAACTAACAAACAGCGGACTCAGACAGATTGATTATGCATCTGGCAGGGCAAACCGGATTGATGTAGCAGCTCGCAGGGCTGTGATGACTGGAGTATCACAATTAAGCGGTAAAATATCTGAGATGAACGCCAAGAAGCTTGGAACAGATTATTTTGAGGTGGAATGGCATGCCGGAGCCAGACCGACTCACGCAGCATGGCAGGGCAGAGTGTACAGCAAAGAGGAGCTCACAACAGTATGCGGACTAGGAAGTGTCACTGGATTGCTTGGGGCGAATTGTTATCATATGTATTATCCATTTGTCCCCGGAATATCTGTAAGAAACTGGACAGATGAGTGGCTGGAAGAACAGAACCGGAAGGAAAGTATGCTGAAGACTTTTAATGACAAGGAATACACCTTGTACGAAGCCAAACAGCAACAGCGTAAAATGGAAACTGCTATGAGGGCGCAGCGCGAAAAAGTAAGGTTGTTGCAGGCAGGTGGCGCTGATCTGGATGATGTGCTAATCGAGAAAGCAAAGTATCAGGGACAGCTTAATGAATATAGTAGGTTCTGCAGAAAGATGGGGCTGACGGAAGAAAGAGAGCGTATTTATTATGATATGCGCGGAAGAGTAGCTCCGACTCCAAAACAGTATAAAAAATATCTCGAAAAACTTGAAATAAAAAAGCGGCATGATACAATAAAAGCAGAGATTGCAGAGAAGGGAATCAAAGGAAAGGCTCGATTTGATTTTGAAAGAATTAACATATCGGAATATTCTTTTGATGACGCACACATAAATAAAGAAAGGCAGCACAATGTATTGCAGGGAGACGTACGACAGCTTATCCGAGAGGCAGATATTGTACTGGAGCGATGGAACGGCAGGTTCATTAATTACTATGGTCCAAATGGAGCAGTATATGTAGACACAAAAGAAAAAAACATCAGGACAGCATTTTGGGCTGATGAATTTGATGATAATACAAAGAAATTAAGGGAGATAATGAAAAAGCATGGGAAGCAAAAATAAGTATTGTCCATTGATGGAAGAAAAGATTGATGATGGAACATGTTTTGATATCCATATGGTTTTAGAGGGAATGGCACCTGAAAGAATAATTCCCCCAAAGGTATTGAAATGTAAAGAAAAAAATAAAATATGCTTAGAGTGTAAGCACCACAGAGAGGATTAGTACCACACATTCTTCGGAGTGAGTGGTATTTTTATACCCATTTTTAAGGAGGTGACAATATGAGTAAAGTAAAAGTAATGAGACAGCCGACAGCATCGGCAACATTGATTTTTGAATTTGAGGTTGCAGCGTCCGAGTTTTTGATTAAGAATTTTACGGACGGTGATGTGTATGCATCGCTCGAAAGAGATGCAACGAAAGAGCAGAGCGTACTGATTTCGGCAAAGACCGCACAACGATTGCAGTATGGTTCTTACGGAGGTGGAAAGAGTGACATTGTCCAAATCATCCCCACCGCGACATCGGAAAAAGGAGTTGAAGTGCAATGCTTAAAATGGTAGATGGAACCGGAATCATCGGTGTTGATATGATATGCCCTCTAGGCGGTACTGTATCCCCTCCACAGCCACCAAACTTCGACAAGGTAGAGATGGAAGGGGTAGGGAGCCTAACACTCCCTAATAGCTTAAAAGCGCCATTGGAGAGGTTGGAATTGATTGGTAATAGTGTGCAGGGCGAGAATCCAGCGCCGGATAATCCGCAGGAGATTAAATCAGCAGGACGGAAAAGTAAGAATTTATTCGATGCAAAAAAAGCAAAGTCTGGGTGGATAACATCTGATGGTAAACAGACACTTGCAACATTGGGAAGCATAGACAATGTGATATCTGATTATATCCAAGTGTATCCGGGAATGAACTACACTTCATCAGCCAGTGTATATCAAAATTTTTATGATTCAGAAAAGAATTTTTTAAATCATAATCCGAATGCTAGCACTTCGATAGTTGTCCCAGATAATGCAAAATACATGATTGTTGTTGTTGGGGTAAATAGAGCTTTAGTTATTCAAACGGCAAATACTTTAATGATTAATATCGGATCAAGTGCATTACCTTATGAACAGTACACGGACAAATACTTGCTTGATGTGAAAGTGACTGGAAAGAATCTACTTTCTAACAAACCGACAGATTGGATGATAGGCAAGACAACATCATGGGGCGCGGTTCCTCAAACTCCAGTTTCATATGGGAAAAATGTTAAAAATGCTATTGCCACCATCAATGTAAAATCGTCTACTAATTATAGTTTTATCAATAAAGAAACAAATAAACTATGGGTTTGTCGCATAATCGAATTAGATGCAAACGGGTTAGGTCTTGTAAACCATGCACTTTATGCGAATGAGAGTTTTAACTATAAGAAATACAATTTTTCTACACGGAGCAATACAGCCAATATCGTTTTTGAAATTAAAAAAGTAGACAACACAGAACTATTAAGTACGGACATCGAGCCCAATAAAATTATGCTTGTAGAAGGAGAGGTAAACGAACCTACTCCTTACGAGCCTTACGCCGAACAATTCATGCAAATAGTCCTAAATGAGCCATTAAGAGGTATCGGAGAGTATAAGGATACAATCACAAAGGATGGAGTTGTGAGGAAGATTAAGAGGGCAGTTTTTGATGGTAGCGAGAATGAAAAGTGGGGACTATCGAGAGAACATGAGAATCATATTAATTTCGCGCTAGTAATTAAAGGCGCAATCACTGTGAACACTGGAATAAGAACGATGATGGATAAGTTTAAATACTTCGGAGCTATATGGAACAGCGACCTTCTTGGACAAGATATGTTCGGTGCAACGCTGAGAATTAATATGCCAAAAACATTAGCCACCGATTTGCAAACTTTCAAAACATGGCTCTCACAGAATCCGCTTACAGTTGATTACGTCCTAGCCGAGCCAGTAACCGAACCTTTACCGGAATCCGTACAACAGCAATTACAAGCCTTACACAGCGAGAACGGCACGACACATGTATTTGTAGACAGCGGAGAAGTACCATGTGGAATCAAATTAACCTATCGAAAGGAGATTTAATATGAACTACGCAAAAATCATGGAAAACGGAACTGTAAGAATCAGTTCCATCAAGAAAGAAGGCTACAAGCCACTTAAGGAAGAGAAGCCGGAGGGATTTAGTAACCTTGTCTTTGTCGGCTACTCAGAAACAGAAGAGAATGTAATTAAAGAATACGAGGCAGTCGATGACGGAATGAGCGCCTACGGAAAGTTACAAAAGGACTTAAAAGCAACACAGACAGCGCAGGAAGTCACGGACCAAGCGGTGCAAGAACTGATTCTCGCAACGATGAAAATGGGGGTGTAAATTATGGCACAGTTTTTGGCAAATAGAATTAAAGGCGGGCACTTAACAATCGGCGAGGTACCGGAGAGCTTAAAAGAGCAGGTACAGGCGTTACTTTAGGAGGAGAATATGCTTAAATGGCTGAAACAGAGATTTTGTAAGCACAAGTACCGTAAGCACTATGATAAGGCTACAAAGGGGTATGTGCGGCGTTGTGTGAAGTGCGGGAAAATTGAATAAGTAAGACATTGGCACATAGAGATATGTGTTATTTTTATGCCTTCTGGTCAGTTGATTAGACCTTAAACAGTCAATTCGTGGCGGATGGTAACACGCCTAAAACTACCTAAGACGAAAGGAGAATAGAAACATGAAAACAGATTTTTTAAAAGGACTTGGATTGGAACAGGATGCTATTGATAAGATCATGGCAGAGAACGGGAAAGACATTGCCGCTGAAAAGGCAAAGACAACCAAAGCAGAGGGTGAGCGTGACAATTACAAGAGTCAGCTTGAGACTGCAACGGAATCTCTGGAAAAGTTTAAAGATGTTGACCCGACAGCTATGCAGGGCGAAATCGACAATCTGAAACAGCAGTTAAAGGACAAAGATGATGAGTATGCTGCCAAAGAAGCAGATCGCATCTTTTCCGACACGATCAAAGAAGCTATCAAGACAGCCGGCGGAAGAAATGAAAAAGCAGTTATGGCTATGCTTGATATGAACGCTTTGAAAGAATCCAAAAACCAGTCTGAGGACATTAAGAAAGCATTGGAAACCGTAAAGGAGTCTGATGCTTATTTATTTGGCTCTGATGAGCCTTTTAGAAACCCAGTGGGAGCAACTGGCGGCTCTGGCACAGGTGGAGATAATTTCTCGGCAATCAGAGCGGCTATGGGGCTTCCCGCAGAAAAATAATTTTGAAAGAATGAGGTAATAAGATATGGCGAACACAATTGCATTAAGAAAAGCATACTCTACGATGTTGGACGAAGTTTACAAACTGGCGTCTTTGACAGCGGTTTTGGATGGTCCGAATGAGCTTGTGAGAGAGGGGGCGAATGCGAATGAGATTCTGATCCCGAAAATGTCCATGCAGGGACTTGCAAACTACAACAAGCAGACTGGCTATGTTGCTGGTGATGTAACACTGGAATACGAAACAAAGAAATGCGGATATGACCGTGGACGAATGTTCACAATTGATGCTATGGATAATATTGAGTCCGCAGGCGTAGCATTTGGCAGATTGTCTGGAGAGTTCCTGCGTACCAAAGTGGTACCGGAGCTTGATGCGTACCGTCTGGCAGGTTATGCGTCTATTGATGGAGTGACAACTGTAGCGGCTGCTCTCAATGATGGTAAGACGGCTCTTGCAGCACTCAGAACAGCTAGAAGCGAAATCGAGAATGCAGAAGCGAACCTTGCAACTTGCTATCTGTTTATCAATCCGACAATCTACGGCATGATTGAGGACTTGGACACAACGGCATCAAAGAAAGCTATTGAGGGATTTGCAGGAATTGTAAAGGTACCAGAGGGAAGATTCTATTCAAAAATCGATCTGACAGCTTCTGGCGCAGGAGGATATGCTAAGAATTCCGAAGGTAAAGCAGTAAACTTCATGATCGTGGACAAACAGGCAGCTATCCAGTACCAGAAACACACTGTATCTAAGATTATCACACCAGATCAGAACCAGGATGCGGACGCTTGGAAATTCGGGTACCGTACTGTAGGTATCGCAGAATGCTACGATAACAAGAAAGATGGTATTTATGTACATACAGTAGTGTAAGGAGTGATCGAATGAATCTGTACGCAGATTATGAATATTACACCTCTACATACAAGGGGAATCTGCCAAAAGAAGAGTTTGAAAAATCCATTATGAAAGCATCAGCTTATGTCCGGAGGATTACCTTCGGGCGCGCTGATGACAATATGGAGATGGAAGAAGTAAAGCTTGCCACCTGCTCTGTCTGTGATTTGATTGCAAATGACGAAAAGGTCAGAAGCAAGCATTCTGGGCGCGTGGTTACATCCGAAAACACGGATGGATATTCTGTCAGCTACGAAAGCGGAGGAAACGGGGAAACAGCAGATGAACTGCTTGGCAGAAAGATATTTGACACGTTGGAACTCTATCTTATGCCGACCGGACTCTTATATATGGGGGTAGAATCATGATAACCAACACAGATGCAACACTGTACGGCAGAAAATACAACTCCGAAACCAGACTGGATGAGTGGGAGCGAACGTATATCCCAGAGGTATGGTGGTACAAAAACGAAAAGTCGCAGATCACGACAGATGGATTAAAGCAAGCAGACACCTACACAGTCAGAATCCCGGATACGAGCGTGGAAATCAAAAAAGACGATTACCTTGTAAAAGGCGATTGCAAGGTTGACATGCAGACGATTAAGGACTTGGACGGACTGGACAAGACTAGAATTACATCTACAAACTACAATACTTTTGGCGGAAATCCGCATATTAAGGTGGTGGGGGTGTAGTGGCAAAAGGAAAGAAGAAATTTAAGATCGAGACACCGAGAGGTAAGATATCAACTTACACGATTTCCAAGGGAGATTTGAAAGGAAGGACAATAGCGAGACTCGACTGGAATCCGAACTTTAAACCGAATATGGAATCTGGGTTCGCAAGCGCACAGGAGTTTGTTGATTCTGAATGCATCCGGCGTATGAACCCGGAGACTCCAAGACGGACAGGTGTGCTTGTTAAGTCAGCAACCCTCGGCACCGTAATTGGAAGTGGTGAGATCAACCAGATTGCACCTTACGCACGTAGGCAATATTACGAGCACAAGGAAAAATCACGATGGTTCGAACGCATGAAGAACCGCCACAAAGACTCTATCCTGAAAGGAGCGGCAAAGTATGTCAAATCTCATTGACAGCGTAAGATCATATATTCTCACATGCCCATTTCTGAGTGATGGTCGTGTGAACGTGGACTACATTGGAACGGATATGGGATATTCTGTTGATCCTCTCCCTTGCGACCCAATCATACAGAGATACATGGACGGTGGGGCAAAGAAGCAGTTCCAATTCGCATTTACAAGCCAAGAAGAATATGATCAAGACGCACGAATTAACATTGAAAACAGTGGATTCTTCCAAAGCTTTGAGGAGTGGTTGGAGCAACAGAGTTTTAATAATAACCTGCCGGAGCTCGGAGAAAAGAAGAGTCCGATAATGGTAGAAACTTTAAACAGCGGTTACTTGTACGATATTAGCGAGGAAAAAGCTAAATATCGTATCGAGTGCCGCTTGATTTATTCACAGGAGGTATAAGTATGGCAGTAACAGCACCAAAATTAGTCGGCAGACATTTGCGTGTGGCATTCATGAACACGGATGCAACGGGCAGCTCTCCGAAATTTGAAAGAATGACCAATTTTACCGCAATGACGAACGGGAAGAATCCGAAAGAGTACTCCCGACAGTATGTGGATGAAAGCACAGAGAGGTCGGACGTCGTCGGATACGCACCGGCTACGGAATACTCGTTTGATATGTACGCAGGAAATCCAGTCCATGAGCGCATTGCAGCAATCCATGATGGAGAGAAAGTTGCGGACGATGCACATGTGGAAGTTGTCACAGTGGATTTTTATAAGAAAAATACGAAAGGCGATAAGTGTTTTGCCACAAAGCGAACTTATGCAGTTATCCCGGATTCAGACGGAGATGGTACAGATGCATTAGTGTACAGCGGATCGCTAAAAGCTGTATCCGATGTTGAAGAAGGATATGTTACAGAAACTGATATTACATCTAAAACAGTTACTTACACCAAGGGAGACTATGCGGCGATGGAGTAGCTACCGCCAAATTAAGGCGGTCAAAAAACACAAGAAAGAATAGGAGAGTGAGCCAATGAGCCAGTGGAAATGGAATGACATAGAATTCGAAATCGATATGGACGATGTAGAGTTTTTGGAAAGATACGAAAAAGCATTTGAAAACATTGAACCAAGAGAAAAGAAGCTTGAAAAGGTTGGAAAAATTTCTGAAATAACAAGAGAGTATTGTTTGCTGTTTTACGATATTTTTGACGGGATTTTTGGAGAAGGTACTTCCGAAAAACTTTTTGATGGAAAAATGAATTTGAGAGTTTGCGAAGAGTGCTATGATTCGTTCATTGCTGTATGTGAAAAAGAAATCAACGCTGTAAACAAAAGGAGAAATTCTGTTGTTAGCAAGTACACTCCGAATAGAGCCCAGAGACGCGCCAAGAAATAATATGAATTTTTTTTATGAGGAATTGCCCGACACAGTGAATGTGGGTGGTGAAAGAATTAAGATCATTACAGATTTTCGAGAATACATCAGGCTCTTGGATATGTTGAAAGACCAGGAGCTTGATTATGTTCAAAAATTTGTGATCATACAGCAGTATTTTCTTGATGATGTAGCCGTAGACGAAGAAGCTGTAAGCGCATTGTCTGGTTTTATAACAATGAATTTGAATGGCGCAGAAGTTGTGGAGAAAGATGATTGCGGAAACCTGCAGGAAAAGCCGAAGAAAAATTTGTTTTCGTATTCCATCGATTATCCTTATATATTATCTGGATTTCTCAGAGATTATGGGATTGATTTGATTGATATCAAATATATGCATTGGTGGAAATTCAGAATGCTTTTTGATGGCTTGTCTGATGATACAGAGATTAAGCAGCGAATAATGTATCGTAGTGTTGATTTATCGGAAATTAAAGATAAAGAAGAGAAAAAGCGAATTAAAAAGATTCAGAAATCAATTCAATTGCCGTCTGAAAGCCTTACGGATTACGATATCGGGAATGCTTTTATGTGAGGTGGTAGCGATGAATAAAATAAAAAAACCGCAGCTTTTGAGAAAGTGGTATAGGTGTCCGGTGTGCGGATGCAAGCTTTTGATCTATGACAATACAACGTCCTGTGCCAATGTGTTTATAAAATGCCGGACGTGCAAGAAAGAAGTAAAAATTACAATATAAAGCACTTAAATGAGCCTATGAGCCTGTGCTATCCATAAAGGAGGGATAGTATGGGTTATGATGGCTCATTAAAATTTAACACAGAAATAAACGAATCCGGATTCAGTTCTGGAGTATCTAAGCTCGGCGGTATTGCTAGTGGCGGATTGAAAGTGATCGCAGGCTCAGTAGCTGGTGTAGCTGCAGCGTTTGGTGCAGTGTCTAAAATGTCTCTCGATTCTGTTGCAAGTCTGGAGCAGAACATAGGTGGCGTTGAGACACTGTTTAAAGATAGCGCACAGACAGTGATTGATAACGCGAACAATGCATATAAGACAGCTGGCGTATCAGCAAATAAGTACATGGAGACTGTGACGAGTTTCTCTGCATCGCTTTTGCAGGGGCTTGGAAATAATACAGCAGAAGCGGCTAGAATTGCGGATATGGCAATGGTGGATATGTCTGATAATGCCAACAAATTTGGATCTAATATGACAGATATCCAAAATGCTTATCAGGGGTTTGCAAAGCAAAATTACACCATGCTTGATAACTTAAAGCTTGGATACGGCGGAACTCAGGCTGAAATGATTCGTTTGATTAATGACAGTGGAATTCTTAACGAGAAGATAGAGAATCTCGATAATGTGTCGTTTGATCAGATTATTCAGGCAATCCATAAGATACAAGAAAATATGGGAATTGCCGGAACGACAAGCGCAGAAGCATTGACTACCATAGAGGGGTCTATTCAATCAGCAAAAGCGGCGTTTGATAACTTTTTAAATGGTTCAAGTTCTCCGCAGGAGTTGGCAGATTCTGTAAAGGCTGCAGCTGAAAATATAACAAACAATTTGATGCAGATTGTTCCGAGACTAGCAAAAGAACTCCCGAAAGTCGGAAACCTGTTGATGGAAAGTCTTTCACAGTCGCTTAACTCTGGAAAACTCGGAGAAATGATGCAGATCGGCGGACAAGTCGTTTCCAACATAACAACAGGAATCATACAAGCATTGCCCGGAATTGTTACTGCATCAGCACAGATTATAAGTTCGTTCGCGAGAAATATTAGCACTAGTATACCTCAACTATTGTCATCTGGAATTCAGATCATACAGTCAATAGTGAGTGGAATGATGCAAATATTGCCGTCTGTTGGCTCACTTGCAATCCAGCTTATTACAACACTATATGAGCAGTTTACCTCGCAAGGTCCGAGTTTGTTGCAGCAAGGTTATGAATTATTGAGTAATCTGATTAATGGATTCGTGCAGGCGATTCCAGAAGCATTACCGAAAGTGCTTGATTTCATACAGGGAATCGGTGAAAAACTTGCAGAAGCTGCACCTGTAATGATTCAAAAAGGATTTGAATTATTGCAAAAATTAGTTGAGGGAATTGTGACTGCAATCCCAATTTTAATTTCTAGGGTTCCGGAAATTATTTCAACATTCGCAAACATCATCAATGATAACTTTCCAACAATTTTGATGAAAGGCGCTGAATTGCTCGGCCAATTAGCGCTCGGACTTATTCAAGCGATACCTACATTAATTGCAAATATACCACAGATTATAGCCGCTATCGTCGATACACTGATGGCATTTCAATGGCTCAGCCTTGGAAAGAACATAATTCAATTTCTGGGGAATGGAATTAAATCTATGGTTGGATTTGTAACAGAATGTGGAAAAAGTATACTTAATGGTATTAAGACTTCTATACAAAACTTACCGAGTACGCTGATGAATATAGGAAGAACAGCAATGTCAGGACTTGGTAATGTTATATCGTCGGCTATAGGTGCTATTAAAGGAGCGGCTTCGGGCATTGTAAATGCTATCGTAAATACAATTTCTTCCATTCCAGGGCAGATGGCTACTATTGGAAGCAATATTGTTCAAGGGCTGTGGAATGGAATATCCAACATGACTGGTTGGATTATTGATAAAATAGGAGGTTTTGCGAGTAGCGTAGTTTCATCTATCAAGGATTTCTTCGGTATCCATTCACCTTCTAGGGTTATGAGGGACCAAGTTGGAAAATACCTTGCAATGGGAGTGGGCATCGGATACGAAAAGTACATGCCGTATAACGAAATGAAAAAAGTGTCCGGAAAGGTGGTACAGCAGTTGTCGGCGTCTGTAAACAGTGTAACATTATCGGTTCCTGAAAGTGCTGGAAGTCAAACGTATCAAAAAAATGTTGGAATCCAAAGGGCTAGGAATAATGATGATCTGCTCTACACAGTGGATAGGCTATCCAGACTTGCAAACAGACCAGTCGAGATCGTTAATAAGATTGACTCTGTAGAAACATCCAGAGTGCTTGCTACGCCGATGCAAAGCCAGATGAAAAAGAATCAAGAATTCAGAAAAATGTTAGGAGGAGATAGAACTTGAGTTTATCTGTAAAATTCAATGACCAGGAACTCGGAAAGTACTTAAATGTACTATCCGGGTTTTCTCCGTTTAATGGGGTAGATAGAGAAACGGAACTTTTAGAGAGTGCCGAATCGTGTAAAGGTGAAGAGTTCGGATATAGTACTTACAAGTCAAGAGTTATAGAGATGCCGTTCGAATTAATCGGAGACATTGCAGAAAGCTACAATAAAATTCAGAAGATACTAAACGTTTCAGAGCCAAAAAGGCTTGTGTTTGGTAATTACCCGAATCGTTATTTTTACGCAATACCGAATGGCAATCTTGATATAACGCAGGTCTCAATCTTCGGAAAAGGCACAATCACATGGATTATTCCGGACGGTGTAGCTTACTCTGTGGCAGAGTTTAACTTCGATGGTGTTCAGCAAGATGGCTACCAGACAATTACTATTCAAAACAATGGCACAGAATGGGCGGATGTGGACTATGAGATTACACACGATCACGAAAACGGATTCATCGGACTGATTAGCCAGTATGGCATTATTCAGCTTGGAAAAGAGGAAGAAGCTGACGGAGAAACGTATAAAGCATCAGAGGTGCTTGCAAAGGGATTCGGGAAATTCGCAACAGATCACGGAACATCTGCTCAGAATCCATCGAATACAACAAGTGGGATCCTTGAAGTGCGTGACGTAGCTGGAAATAATTGTCTTCTTCTTGCTGGAGGGCAGTCGGGATCTGCGAATTGGTGGAATGGTGGGATGAAGACCATTACAATTCCGGCGGATAGTGAAGGAGCGACTGGATCAAAGAACTTCTACTGCTATACTCAGCACTGGTTTGAAACTGGATTAATGGGGCAGACAGGGGCACAGACAATCGCATTCCTGACAGGCGATAATCAAGTTATTTGTGCGATGTCAATCAATAAAAGTGACTTAGTTGGAAACATGGCTCATGTGGACTGGTTCGGTCCTAAAAATAAGCTACTCAAAAGTATTGATTTTTCTCCGACAAACGGCGAAGGAAATCCATATAATCTCAAAATGGGTGGAGGACACAATGATTTCCTTAAAGAAGGAGATCGTCTGAGAATTTTCTGGTATGGACAATATTTCACTTACACCTTGCCTGAAATCAAAAATATGGAGTGTAAGAAGGTGCAGATATGGATTGGACAATGGGGGAATCGTAACCTTGCTAATCAATATGTTACAAGGAATTATATTAAACACTTTTCGTTTACTAAAAATAATGTAGAAAAATATAGGGATATTCCAAATAGGTATAAAGCTGGGGACGTGGTTACGATCGATGGAGAGAGTGCAAAGGTTCTTGTGAATGGGATGCCGGCAAGAGGAGATGAAATTACCGGCACGGATTATTTTAAAGTTCCACCAGGAACAACAGAGGTTCAGTTCTGTTATTCTTCTTTTTCATCTCCACCGCCACGAATCAGAGCAAAAATACGGGAGGTATATTTGTAATGAAACATGTCAGAATTGCGATTTTAAACACGAATAACATGCCGGTAGCATTTATGGATAACAAATATAAAAAGTCCATGCACTACTGGAACGATGAACTTCACGAGTATTTGCAAGGCGCAGCAAACACCTATAGTTTTACGGTAAATGCAAAGCATGCAGACGCGGAACATGTTACGGTTGGGAATAAGGTGGCATTTATTTACAGGAACAAATCGTACTACTTAAACATTATAAATACTGAACAGACAGAAGAGACAATCACAGCAATAGCATGGTCGTTATCATTCGAATTGATTAATGAGGACGCGGGCAAATATAAAGCTGAAAAAGCAATGAGTTTCGCGGAATACCTTGCTGTATTCGATGCAGAGAAGACACTGAAACTGGGGATTAACGAAGTATCAGACAAACGCATCACAAATGAATGGACTGGTACGACATCCGTGTTAAAAAGATTATTCTCTCTTGCCAATGTTTTTTCAGCAGAAATAGAGTTTAAAACAGTTTTAAATAGAGACTATTCTTTGAAAGAAATTATTCTAAATGTTTACCGAGAACATTCCAGCGCTAATAGTGGAATCGGAGAATATCGAAACGATATTGTCCTACGGTACGGAAAAGGAATCACCGGGATTCGGAAGACTACGGATGCAGAGAGTCTTTATACTTGTATCCAACCCACCGGAAAAGATGGCTTGACAATCAACGGACTAAATAAAAAAGAGTACGATGAGAATGGTAATATTGAGTACTTTACGGATGGTACGATAATCCGAGCACCGCAGGCAAGAGACCGGTTTCCATCCAATATTATTAACAAGGCAGATGCTTACATCCTAATGCGGAAAGAGTATGATACAGATAGCAGAGACAAGCTCTATAGCATGGCTTTATCCGATCTGAAGGTGGCTTCTAAACCTATAGTAACCTATGAGGTTGACGGATATTTTGATACTGCAATCGGGGACACTGTAAGGATACAGGACCAGGAGTGGACGCCAATACTTTACCTACAGGCGAGAGTGTCGGAGCAAGTAAGAAGTCTAACAAATCCAAAGACAGCAAAAACAGTGTTTAGTAACTATAAGGAGTTGACATCAGAAATCTCTGATAATTTACTGCAAGAAATGAAGGATTTGATTGCAAAAAATAAGGTTTACACCTGTTCAGTTTCAACCGACAACGGTGTTGTATTTAAAAACGGTGTTGGTAGTACTACTTTGACAGCTCATGCTTACGACAACGGAGTAGACATTGCCGATAGACTGAAAATCCAATGGAAGAAAGACGGTCAAGAACTTTATACCGGCAGGAGTGTGACAGTAAGCTCGGAAGCCGTGGATACTAAGGCGATTTACTCGTTCGAAGCGTTTGAAAACAATGTAAAACGCGGGTATTATGAGGTTACAGTGACAAATGTATCAGATGGCAAGCCTGGCGAACCTGGAAAGCCGGGAGAGCCGGGGAAAACGTATTATACATGGATCAAATACGCAGACAATGAGTACGGTGACGGAATCTCAGATAATCCAGACGGCAAGCAGTATATGGGAATTGCTTATAACAAAGAGCAAATAGCAGAGTCATACAATCCGGCAGATTATCAGTGGTCGAGAATTACTGGAGAGGGAATCCCTGGTAAGCCCGGAGAAGATGGCAAAACCTACTATACATGGGTAAAATATGCCGA